CAGCATCCTTCGCAGCACGTCTCGGCGTACTACAGCACGCTCAAGACCGAAATTGACTTGCAGCTCAATCCGCTCGAAATGCCGGAAATTGGGCTTGAAGTCGAGTCGGACAATCTCGCCTCGATCGGCGCGCTGCTCCCGACGATTCCCGCCGGTAAGCACGTCGCGGCTGTCGAGAAGAGCAAGAAGGCGGGCTATTACATCGTGCTCGGCAAGGCCAACTTGTCGAAGGTCGAAATGCCGAAGGCGGATGATTCGGTCATCGGGTCGTCGTCGTGGAAGGAAGCCGCGAAGGCCGCCTATCACGCATCGAGCTCTGCCGCGAAGAGCGTGTTCGGCGTCTACATTACGTCGTCGGGCGCGAGCGCGTATAACACGGCGCTTCGCACTGGCAATCTGACGAAGAACGTGGGCGGTGTGACGGTCGAGCAAGGCATCAAGGCGTTTAATGAGCTGCTGGTCGATATCCCCGAAGGCGCGACGTTCACGCGAAGCATGGGCCAGAAGAGCTACGGGCAGACGCCGGTCGAAGGACACATTGCGGCGCTCCAGCAGTTCTTGCTGACGGCTGAGCCGGGCACCATCGTGCAGGAGCCGGGCTTCTCCAGCTCGTCATGGACGGGCGGCAATAGCGTGCTGTCGAACAACGATATTCAGTGGCAGTTCACCGCCGGGCCGGGCGTCAAAATGTATCCGGCATGGCTCACGACGAACGCGGGCGAAGGTGAGGGGCTCATGCCGCCGAATCAGCGCTACATGATCGTCGGCGCGAAGAAGGTAGGCAAGACTGTGCAAGTGCAGGCCGTGCTGCTTCCGACCGATACCAACTGATAAACTCAGGAACCTACGAGGTAAATATGGCAACTCAAATTCCTGATTCGATCGAGCTGACAACCTTCGGGTTGTCGGGCTCGACGCGCTACCTTGGCTCGCCTTCGGTCGTGCAAGACGTGCTCAAAATGTTCCTCGCGTCGCTTCAGGCGATTCGCGAAGAGCAGATCCATGACGCGACCGTGGACGTGCAGGCGCGCGTCGCGCAGCGCGCGCGGCAAATGCAAAGCATCTTCTACGGGCATAGCTCGGCGTTCACCTATACGCCGTGGTTCAGCGCGGACCATCTCGGCCGCGCGCTCGTGGAAAAGGCCAAGCTCGGCGGCGATCGCGGCGACGCGGTCTATCGCTTGTTCCTGCGCATCGCGCGCGAGTACCTGACGGCATATGTGGCGTTCGAGTCCGACCGGATGAGCGACGACGCATTCCAGCAGGAAATTAACCGCATCCTGCGGCTCTACTCGCACGTCTTGCTCGCGAGCGGTTAAAAAAAGTTACCCAACAGGTAAAAGATGGGGTAAAGTGTAGCCACTAACACGAACAAAGGAAAACAACTATGTGGCTCACTCTCTCCGACGCATTCCTCTCGATCGTTTCGATTCCGGGCGACGTTGACCATCTGAAGGTCCGCGCACGTCGCAAGGGCGATATCGAGCGCGTTTTCCAGAATGCCGGTGCGGCCGTCAAGGTCGAGCGCACGCCGGGCCGTGACTATCTGTATCGCGCCGTCATCGCGCGCGACGTGGTGAGCGCAGTCATCGCCGAGCAAGTCGCGGGCATCAATTACCCGAACTTCAAAAACTCGGTGCGCAACGACCGGCTGCACACGGCATGCAATCGCGTGTGGCACGTCATGGCCGATCTGCAGGAGATTCCGCCGTATGCACGCGATACCGGCCGCCGCGCGCCGTCGCTTTTTGGCGATGACGACTCTGACGATGTGCCGGTGGTGACGCGAGCGCCTGCAAAGCGCCGCGCGCCTGCGCGCAAGTCGTGAGCCGATACTGATCCCGCATAACGATAAAGGCAAATCATGGGACTGATTCTCTTCTTGAAGTCGCACATTCCGGGCTACGTCAAAAAAGACGGCACGTTTGTGAAGCCGCACGACGACAAGCGCACGAAGGCCGCGCAGCAGCCTGCGAAGTGGTCGGGCGCGAAGGCCGCCGAGCATGCGTACTTCGGGGGGGGGAAGGTCGCGCCGAAGAGCTGGCCGTCGCAAAAGCCGCTCGACTCGAAGCCGTCTGAAGCCGCGAACGCGCACTGGCATCCGAAGCTCGATGACAAGGGCAAGCAAGTGCGCGTGCGCTATCCGCACAAGGCGACGGACAAGGCGAGCGTGCGCAATCCGGCGGCGATCGCGACGTTCACGCCGGGCATGGAGGATATTCCGCACGCGCTCAACGGCGTGCCGTTCAAGCCGTGGACGGACGCGCCGACGACGACCGAAGAGTGGGCGAACGTCGCGGGCCAAGTCGATATCGAAGAGCCGCAAATGCAGCTGCCCGAGAAAAAGACGGCGGCGTCGGGCGTGGTCATCGTGGAGCCGGATGGCCGTTACTGGCTCATGGCGCCGACGAACCGCTTCGGCGGCTACCATCAAACCTTTCCGAAGGGGCAGGCCGAGCCTGAGCTTTCGCTTCAGGCGAACGCGATCAAAGAGGCATACGAGGAAACCGGGCTCAAGGTCGAGATCCTCGGCTTTCTCGGCGACTTCGAAAAGACGACGAGCGTCGCGCGCTATTACATGGCGAAGCGCGTCGGCGGCACGCCTGCTGATATGGGATGGGAAGCGCAAGCGCTCTGTCTCGCGCCGACCGACAAGCTCTATTCGCTGCTCAACATGAGCGGCGATCACGCGATTGCTGAGTCGCTCGGTGCTGGTCCTGCGCCGAAGGCCGCGCCAAAGCCGCAAGGCAAGCTCTTCTGATAGACGAAGCCGCTCACTGAGCGGCTTTTTCTTTATGTCGTGACGCCACCGTGGCGTCATGGCATACACCGTAACACTCCCAATCCTGCACGCCGGGCAGCAGCAGCTCATGCGCGAGTCCCGGCGCTATAACGTCCCTGTCTGCGGCCGACGCTTCGGCAAGACGTTCCTCGCTCAAGAAGTGCTGCTCGACGGCCCGCGCCAGAAAGGCGCGCTCAACGGCTATCCGGTCGCGCTCTACGCGCCGACGTATCAGACGATGCTCGAAAGCTGGCGCACGCTGTGCCGCACGCTGAAGGACGTCACCGCGCAGAAGAGCGAACAGAACAAGCGCCTCGATCTGATTACCGGCGGCTCCGTCGAGTGCTATTCGCTCGATGATCCAGACGCCTCGCGGGGCCGCAAGTTCGCCGTCGCGGTCATCGATGAGGCCGCGATGATTAAGCGGCTCGAAGAGGCGTGGGAACAGACGATCCAGCCGCTTCTGCTCGACTTCCAAGGCGAAGCGTGGTTCTTCTCGACGCCCAAGGGCGACAACTACTTCAAGAAGCTCTTCGACAAGGGCAACCCGGCCAATCCGAACCGCGACGACGAGTGGCAGAGCTGGCAGCTGCCGACGATCACAAACCCGCATATTTCGAAGCGGGACGTGGACAAGATGAAAGAGGGGCTGCCGCGCCTCGTGGCGATGCAAGAATTCGACGCTCAGTTCGTTTCCTTCGCCGGTACGTTCATCAAGGCCGAGCATATCCGCGTCGGGCAGGCGCCTCGCGGCATGCGCCTGTATCAAGGCGTGGATCTGGCAATCTCGATGAAGCAGAACGCCGACTACACGGCGATCGTCACGGTCGGCGTGGACAACGAGGGGCGCGTCTGGATGGTGGACGCCGAGCGCCGCCGGGTCGGTTTCCGCGACGCGCTCGCATTCATCAAGGAAAAGGCCGCGCGCTACCGGCCGCAGGAGATTGCGATTGAAGCCGTCCAGTATCAGGCGGCCGTGGTGGAAGAGCTGCTGCGCTCGACCGATCTGCCGGTGAGGCAAGTTAAGCCCGACAAGGACAAGTTCACGCGCGCTCAGGGGTTAATCACGCGCTATGAGAACGGGCTCGTGTGGCACAACGAGACGCTGCCCGCCTACTTCGTGGAAGAGATGCTCGCGTTCGGCCCGGATTGCGAGCACGACGACTTGCTCGACGCGGCGGTCTACGCCTATTCGCTGTGCGGCGACTACGGGCGCACGCAATTTATCTTGCCCGAGCGCCAAGCCTACGAGTCGAAGATCGAGATTGTGCGCTCGATGCACGGTCTGCCGTCGCAAGTCGCACAGATGGTCGATACCGGCATGGAACAGCTTCAGGCCAAGCTCAACGGGGACGCCGGGACGTGCGGCGCGTGCTCGTCGTTCGACGGCCGCAGCTGCACGCTTCGCGGCTTCACGGTCAATCGTACCGATCCGGGTTGCGAGTTCTACGCGTGACGGAAACGGGACGCGCTATGTCCCGTTTGTCCATATAGTGTCCGCTTAATACAGTTCGGTACCGAGCGCAAGACCAGACAGCAAACATTTGCGAAAAAAATGTTTTTGTTTGTAACTCTAGTTTTTCGGTACAGACAGCCGTATTATTCACCCATCGGATAAACATTCCTACAAAATAACTGAAAGTTTTACCGGAGCGGGCCTCTCGCCCAAGCGCCAAAAGCCCGTCCGGTGATACCGTAATTTTTGCTGATACGATGCCGCTCCAACGCCTGAATTCCCCGGAAGTCCTCAACGAAGAAGTCGAGCTGCTGCTCGCCGAGTTGGCGGCAATGCAAGTTTCCCGAAAGGCGGAAATCTCCGCTGCACAAGCCTCTGAGCGCGCCAAGGTCATCGCCGAGATGCGCGCGCTGCTCCTTGAACACAATTGCGACGGAAATTCTTTCCTGATTGCGCTCGATGAGCTCCAGAGCAAGGCCATTCACTGACTGAAAGCCGCGAAAGCAAGCCGTAAGAAAATAGGGAGCCCAATACTCCCCAATGGCAAGTTAGGTGAAAGAAAATTTATCTATCAGGTTGACAATTAACCCGTTAGTGCCTAACATTCGGTTCATGGGCTAACAGAAAAGCCCAATCGAGTGTCACCAGCATGACGATTTGCCGCGCTAGAAGCGGCAAGAGTCGGGGAAAACGGTTTACCTGAGAGAGATATGGCAACGACGTTTCACACACAAGCCGCGAAAGTCCGCATCGACTCGATTCTCGACGCTCTCGAGGACGGGCCGCTTACTGCGCTCGAAATGGCGGGCGTGACGCACTGTTCGGTTGTCACCATCCGCCGCTATATCCCGCATCTCGTGCGCGATCTGAAGAAGGTCCGCGTGGTGTCGGGCGAGCAAGAGGGCGGCGTCGGGCATCCAGAGCTCGCGTATGCGCTGATCGATGAAGAAGAGACGCCGTCGCGCGGCGCGCGCGTCTATTCGCAGTTCGCGCGCTATGACGTCGAGCCGCCGATCATCCGCCGCGACCCGCTCGTGGCTGCGTTCTTCGGGGGCGTGTGATGCGAGCGATTCGCCTTGCCTTGTGGGTCGTGCGCGCGGCGCTGACGCTGCCGCTCATGCTGATCGTGGCGATCGCGGCGAAGTGCGTGCGCGGCGTGCTGCGCGTGGTTGGTGCCGCATGAAGCCGCCGGTCGCGTTTCTCGTGACGTGGGCGAACGGCGAGCGGGCGCTGAAGTTCGCGACGACGTTTGGGCCGCATCTGCGCGCGGGCGCTATCTCGCGCGGCGCTGTGGTGACGCCGCTTGGCGCAATCGACTATGTCGAGCCGCCGAGCCTGCCGCATCGAATTGAAGTCGGATTGGCCGACCCGTATGAGTTCTATCGGCCGACCGTGTAACTCGCTGGAGTGGAAGTGACCGATCAAGTTCTAGTCGCGCTCGCCTGTCTCGTGGGCGCGGTGCCGGTGGTATGGTTGGCAGCGCGGTTGATGCTGCGCGATGTGTCTGCAATTCGTTCGATGATGGAAACACAATGAAAACAAAGTTCAAAAAGGTTCATCCTGACGCGGTCGCGCCGGTCTACGCGACGCCGGGCGCGGCATGCTTTGATCTGACGGCCGTTGATGACGGCACGCCGCACAAGCGCGATGCGTGCGCGATCGTGTATCGCACCGGGCTCTCCTTCGAGATTCCCGCCGGACACGTCATGCTCGTGTATTCGCGCAGCGGCCACGGCTTCAATTTCGGGCAACGGCTGTCGAATTGCGTCGGGGTCATCGATGCCGACTATCGCGGTGAGGTCATGGTGTCACTGCGCGACGACGGCGCACGCGGCGCGATGGTCCCTGTGCCGCGCGCGGGCGAGCGCATCGCGCAGGCCATGATCGTGCCGGTGGACCGGGTAGAATTCGAAGAGGCCGACGAGCTCAGTGAAACGGCGCGTGGTGCGGGAGGTTTCGGCTCGACGGGTGTCTGAGGATGATGATGACCGAACGAGCAAGGGAGCGCACGAGCGGCGCCGAGCGCGTGCAGAAGCATCGCGACAAGGTATTGGAAGAGGGCGGTAAGCGCACGACGGTGACGATCCAGCCGCGCGCCGTGCAGGCGTCCGACGATCTGATACGGCGCGGTTACGCGCGAACGCTGACCGACGCGATCAACAAGGCGCTGATCGAAGCAAGCCAGCGCAAGCAACAATCCTGACAAAAGCCCGCCACAGCGCGGGCTTTTTGCTATCCGGTCGTGACACGAGGATTCCCCCTATACAGGAGGAATCCAATGAGCAAAGCCGAGAATGTGGCGTTCGACGCCAGCGCGCCCGACGATGAGCGCGTGGATGCGCTCGGGCAGCTACAAAAGGCTCATGCGCCTTCCGCACTCTCAAGCCTGCTTCCGAACGACGCCGTGCGCGACGTCATCTCGTACATTCAGGACGGGATGGAAGAGGCCGCATTCAACAAGGCGATCAATCCGGGCATCGTGCCGTTCCCGTCCAAGCGCTCGCGCGACGGCGAGCCGGGCGTGCAGTCGGTCACGCTGGACGAGTGGCAAGTGCAGCTCCAAGGTGAGTATTGGGACCGGCCGGGCGCGCTGAGCTTCGATAGCTTGCGCGCGATGGTGGATCAGACGCCGATTCTCAATGCCGTCATTCTCACGCGCATGCGTCAGGTGCAGCGCTTTTGCCGCGTCGCCGAGTCGGGCGACGACAAGCCGGGATTCGAAATTCGCCACGTTGACAAGCACCACAAGCTGACCGATAGCGAGCGCGAGTCGATCCAGCTGCTCAATCGCTTCATCACGAACTGCGGTTGGGAATTCAAGCCGCGCCGACGCAAGGCGCTCAAGCGCGACGCGTTCCCGCAATTCATGGCGAAATGGGTCCGCGATACGCTCACGATGGACTCCGCGCCGATCGAACTTGAATGGAAGCGCGACAAGTCGCTCGGCATCGACGGCTTCTATTCGATCGACGGCGCGACGATTCGCCTGTGCACCGAGAACGGCTACGAGGGCGACGACGAGATTTTCGCGCTGCAGGTCGTCCAAGGCCGCATCTCGACCGCGTACACCTATGACGATCTGATTTACGAGCCGCGCAATCCGCGCACGGACGTGAGCGCGGCCGGTTACGGGCTCTCCGAGACGGAGCTGCTCATTCGCGTCGTGACGGGCTTTCTGAACGCGCTGACCTACAACATCAAGGGCTTCGATTCGAACGCCATTCCCAAGGGGCTGCTGCATCTGAGCGGCAACTATACGCAGGACGATATCGCGTCGTTCAAGCGTTACTGGAATTCGATGGTGCGGGGCATCAATAACGCGTGGTCGCTGCCGGTCATGGTGTCGAAGGATCAGGAGTCGCGCGCGGGCTTCGAGAAGTTCGGCGTCGAGTTCAATGAAATGTACTTCGCGAAGTGGATGACGTTCTTGACGTCGATCATCACGGCGATCTACGGCATGAGCCCGGCGGAAATTAACTTCGATGCGTTCTCGGGCGGCGCTACGTCTGCGCTCTCGGGCTCGGATACGGGCGAGAAGCTCGCCGCGTCGAAAGACTCGGGCTTGATGCCGCTGCTCTCGCACGCCGAAGGCGTCATCACGGACTACATCGTCAGCGACTTCAGTGACAAATTCGCCTTCCGCTGGACCGGGCGCGACCCGGAGGACGCCGACCGCAAGTTCGAGATGAAGAAGCTGATCCTGACCGTCGATGAGATGCGCTCCGAGCAAAGCTATGACCCGCATCCTGACCAGCTTCTCGGCGGCGCTCCGCTCAATCCGCAGCTCGTCGGGCTCTATCAGCAAGCGCAGCAGTCGCAGCAGCAAGGCGACTTCGGCACGCCGGGCGGCGGCGGTGCACCGGGCGAAGGCGGCGAAGCGCAGGGTGACGGTGACTTCGGCGGCCAGCAGCCTAACGGCGACTTCGGCAAGGGCGATGATCCACAGCCGGACTTCGGCAAGCCGGACGCGGTCGGCGACGCGGGCAAGCCGGGTGACGTCGCGAATGCGCCTGCTGATCCATCGCTCGGGCAGGACGCGCCGGGAGATGAAGTACCTGGCGAAGCGGCCGACTTCGGCGCCAAAGACGGCGAAGAGGACTTCGGCAAGGCGATGCCGGTCATCTACTCGCTGGAGGACTGATGCCGCGCGAATTGAACGTGAAGCAGCCGCATAGCGTCATCGAAGGCGACGAGCTCTACTTCCAGCACGAGCAGCACGGCGTGACGAGCGGGCGCGTGCTGTCGGTCGGCAAGCACGGCGTGCGCGTGCACGACGACGCCGTGCCGGAAGGCATGCCGGTGCGATGGGAGCATGTTCTCGGGCACAAGGCGCGCGCGCAGCGCAAGCTCGTCGTCATCGATAAGGGCGAGGACGGCTCGATCGCTCAAGACGAGTCGGGAAAGCGCGTCTACATCAACGGCCGCATTCCGGGCGAGCCGCCGCGCGAGCCGCTCGCGAAGTCGTTCGAGCTCGGCGCGGTCGCGACGCCGGACGATATCGAGCCGGTGCTGCTCGCAGCTCTCGAAGCCGGGCGCACGAGCGCCGATCTGACGGCGCTGATCCATCAACTCATCGAACGCACGGCGCGTAACGAGGCGCTCTTGCTGGCGCTCGTCGCAAAGTTCGGCATTCAACCCGATAACGGAGTTTCCGCATGACCAAGATCGTGTTTTTCAAATCCATCCGCCCGGCCGACGAGAAGGAGCGGCTCGGCGCGAAGCCTGACGAGGCCGCGCAGGAGCCCGCAGGCGGCGCTGTGCCCGCGCAGGAGAAGCCGGAACCGAAGCCGCAGCCGCAAGACGGCCAGCAGCCGCAGGAACCGAAGGAAAAGCCGCAAGGCGAGCCGGGCGAAGGCGAGGGCGAAGGTGAGGGTGAGCCGGAAGGCTTCGGCCCGCACAACGTCGAAGCCGGGCATCACGTCGCGTTTCACGCGGGCGAGTTCAAGGGCGCGGGCAAGGTGACGGCCGCCGGTGAGGACGGTTGCACGGTCGCGGACAAGAGCGGGCGCGAGCATCGCGTGCACTGGCACGAAGTGAAGGGTCATCACGACGGGGCGAAGGCCGAGTAATGGCGCTGCTTCTCGATATCGGCCCGGTGTCGTGCAGTTGCACGAATCACGCGCTCGAACTGTTCTCGAAAGCGCTGTCCGGTGAGGACGGCGCGGACGACGGAATCTGGAAGCCGCACGACTCGCCGTTCGTGCGGTATCTCATCGAGCTCTTCACGACGAAGGGCTTGACGATGCTCTCCGACGTGCAGGCCGAGCTCAATGCGTGGATCGAAGGGCAGCGGCATCAGCCGAGCCCGGAGCCGGTCGAGAAGCCGCAGCCGACGCTCTATGCGCAGTGGACGCCCGCCGAAATGGATCTGGTCGAGCTCTACCTGACGAGCCTCTCGCGCGAGCAATTCACGCTGGAGGATTGGGGGCTGCTCATCGACTATCTCGTGCAGCGCTATCTGCCGCTCTCCGACTTGCAGAAGCAGGCGACGGCGCTCGCCGTGCGCGCCGCGCTCATGGGCAAGGCGCAAAAGATCATCGAGACGATTCCCGACGATCAGGCCGCGAGCGTGGTCGAGGCGATGCCGCAGTCATACGCCGAAGCGCGCGAGCTCTTCGGCGGGCAGAAGCTCTTCGACTCGGTCATGGAATACGGCACGCTGCGCGCCTGCGAGAACGTGCAGGAATTGAGCAACGAAGTGCGGCATCGCATGAAAACGACGGTGCTCGAATCGGTGTCGCGCGCGCAGCAAGGCGACGTGTGGGCGGTGAGCGAGCTCCAGCAAAAGCTGCTCGATGACTTCGCGACCATCAATCGCGACTGGCGGCGCATCGCCGTGACCGAAGCGGGCGAGTGCGCGAATCAGGGCTTCATCGCGTCGCTGCCCCTCGGCACGAAGGTCAAGCGCATGGAGATTTATCACGGCGCCTGTTCGTACTGCCGAAAGATCAACGGCCGCGTCATGACGGTGGTCGCCGCGAACGACCCGAACAAGAACGGCGAGACGGACGTGTGGCCGGGCAAGACGAACATCGGCCGATCGAGCGCGAAGCGTAAGCGCGTAGGCGACGCGCTGATCGAGCGCACGCCTGAAGAGCTTTGGTGGCCGCCAGCAGGGACGGTTCATCCGCACTGCCGGGGCATCTGGCATGTGCTGCGCAAGGTGCAGACGGCGGGCGACGAGAAGTTTACGGCTTGGCTGCATGCGCACTTGAGTGCGCCGGGTGAAAAAAACCTACCTGCCGGATAAAAAGCGCTTGTATCTCCGAGATAAAGTGTTTTAAGATTGCTCCCACTGAGACGCAGCAAACAACACAGGGGAACGAGATGAAAAACGCAGACTTCGGGTTCAAGTGCCGCATGGCTTTTCTGGCTCAATCCGCGCGCCGTGAGGCTCGCCGGGCGATGATGAAAAACTTCGGCGTCGTTGCTGGCGTGGTCATCTGCGGTTCTGGCTTGGCGGGTTTGCTGGCGGCTCGCGGATAAACTGCCGGGTAAAGTCGGTGCAACTCCAACTCTTCACAAGGGAATTCGGACGTATGGGTTTCGTATCTGCAATCGAGCTTCAGAAGCCGGTCACGCGCAAGCGCATCAGCAAGGGAGTGGCGGTTTCGACCATCTCGAACAACGGTCACGCGTACCTTCAGGTTCGCATCGACAACGACACGCTGAAAGAAGCGCGCATCGAAGCTGGCGATCATCTCGATCTGCTCTTCGACAAGGAAGGGCGGCTCGGGCTCATCAAGCGCGTGAAGGAAGGCGGTTGGATGCTGACCGGCAAGGGTGAGTCGTGCGCGCGCGTTCGCGTTCGTTGGGCCGCTGGCTTGCCGTTCACGAACGGGCTGGTCGAGTGCGCCGACGTCACGGCTGACGTCGCGACGGGAATCATGTTCCAGCTGCCCGAAGGCGTGAAGTTCGAAGGCACGCCGACGTTCTCCGAAGCTGCGGGCGACGCGGAATGAAGCGCGTCATGGTAGCGGCATTCTTGTTTGTCACGGCGGCCGCCTTTGCAAAGGGCGGCGGCGGTGGTGGCGGTGGTCACGCAAGTGCGGGCGGTCACGCCTCGGTTTCGGCTCATCCGGTCGCGTCCGCGCATCCGGCGGCTGTTGCTGAAGCGCATCCGGTCGCGAAGTCGAGCTCGTCGCTCGGCGGTCGTCCGTTCCTCTGGTTCGGTGGATCGGCGAAGAGCTGCGACAAGTCGAAACAGGACTGCAACTGAATTCCTGTGAAGAGGGAGAGCCGCCGGGCTTTAAGCGGGGAGTGGCTCGCCTAACGAGCCGCCTCAAGTGAGCGGCCCGACGTCGTCGCGCCGACGTAAAAGTGGCCGTATCGCTCCGTTAGTCGATGGGAAAGCAGGCGGGTTTTCGATTTATCGAGGTCCGCGTTGACGCCTGCGGAACCGTACATATCGGGCCGCTCACTTGAGGTCGCGCATGGTGTGCAAAGCCGTGCGCGATTTTGCCGACTCGCTTCCGTAAGCTGCGCGATTGACTGCCGTAAGCGGTTGGGCCGCCGACCGGCGGTGAGGGGCGCAAGCCGCTTCACTGTCAGCCCGGCAACGAATTGCGCGTAAGCGCTCCGGGGAATGCAGTTCGACTCTGCTCGCTGGCCGAGATTGAGGTAAGAGAAAGCGGGTTCGAATCCCGCCGTGGTGTCGGGGGTTCTCGGTGC